ATCTGCTATTGTTTGTCCTGTTAATTTTCCCATAATATTTTCCTTATCCTGTTAGGTCTTCCCATCTATCTGTTATTGTTTCCCAATTATCTTCTCTAATCCAGAAAGATGAAAGATCTGCAATTATTGAACTTGTAAGTGAGCTTGCATATGATAATGCTAAAGATAAAGTCTTCATTATCCTATGTAAGCTATAGCTTTGCCACTATTTATAGTGAATGTACTCCATCTACCAAATATAGTAACTCCAGCTCCAAAAGTGTCTCCGTTAGTTACTGCATCTCCAGCACCTCCAGCTGTTCCTATATAAGAACTATCTTTTGGTGTTAAAGTAGTAAATGTAGTATCTGCTATCATTTGAATTGCAACTATATCTCCACTAGTAGGTGTTGTACTTCCTCCACCACCATTATCAAATATTGAACCAGCTTGACCTAATTGAATATTATTAGCTTCATTAACTCTATATTTATGCATGCTTGCCATCTTGTTTCTCCTATTCTATGCCTTACCGAGCTTGACAATTCTCATGGGCATCTTGGTTATAAATCATATCCTCTGATAACATATGGTGTACCATCTTTATTTATATCAGATTCTTTCTTTGCTTTGTTTAATTCTTGTTGGTATAAATTCCTAAAATATATAGCACTATTTATCATATCAGGTCTTTTTTCATATCCTGTTGCTATTGCATGATAACATAACATAAGATGAAATTCTTCTGGTATTGCTGGACTTTCTTCCATTCCAATACTACCTGTACCTGTATCGTCAGCAATAAAATCTTCATCTCTTTTTACAAAATGAAGTCTTACTGTATGTACTTTACTAGGTGATAAAAAATTAGTATTTGTGGTAGAAGAATTTCTTACTATTCCTATTTTACCATCTTTTATAAACCATGCGTGGTTTTGTGCTTCTGTTTTAGCTGGCATCTGTTTTCTCTGGTAATCCTGATAATTTATTTACTTTAAAATCATTTATGTCAACTCTAGTTATTTTAATAATATTAGAGTCAAGGTCGTAATAACGCTTGTCTACTTCTGTGCTAAATGTTGTAGTTCCAGATAATATTTCTGTTTCTCTACAAAACTCTTTTAACGCTTTATTTAAATAAACTCTAGCTTCTGCTTCACCCATGTCTGGATGATGTGTTTTAATAATTTCAATCATTTGTGATTGTTTCATTTACGCACCTCTAAGTATTTGTGCTTTTTCATTATACATTTGAGTAAGTTTATCAAACTCTTGTAAAAACCAAGTGTAGCTAGTATTTGCTTTTTGTAAAGCAGAAGAAAATTCTGCGTTTTTAGCTGATAGTTCTTCTTGATGAGTTTGTATATATGTACCAATTTTTTGTAAATGAGCTGATGCTAATTCAACATCTTCTTCATTTTGTATTAAATCACCAGCTATATTAAACCAATCACTAAAATCTGTTAATGTACTACCACTACTAATTGTACCAGTTAATTCTTCTGTTGCACCAGCAACTGTTGGTTTAGTTAAATCAGTAGGTAAGTTGCTAAATTCTTCATACATATTTCTTATTAGATACTTTCTAGCTGCACCTATTACAATAAAATCTTCTGCTTGTACAGGAAGATCTGTTGCTGATTTCATATTATGTTGTACTACAGGATATGTTACACCAACTATTTCTCCCTGTTCTGATGCACTTACAAGAGGTCTAAAATAAATATTACCACTTCTAATAAAGTAAGCTGGGTTTCTTTTTGAACCATAATGTATTGATTCAGAATCATAAGCTTGTGCAGAAAATCCACTAGGTATTAATCTAGCAGCATAACCATCTCTATTAACTTCTAGTAATTTAAACTTTCTAGTATTAAATGAATTTTCTAATACTACCATTATATTCATGTTAGTAGCCATTACAGCAGGAGTTGTTCCATTAAAACCTCTTATTACTTCAATTTCATTAGTATCTACACTAACTATTTTCATTCTTTCAGAAAGTATTTCATTGCTAGTATTTTTAATGGCTATAATATCTCCTACTTTTAATTCAGCATTAGCACCAGCAGTAATTGCATCAGTTGGTATAGTAGTTACATCTATTGCTACTGAACCTGCTCCAGCTACATCTATACTAGAATCATTAATTTGTTCTCCTATAGTAAGCCTATGTGTAGAAGATGCTGATATAAGCATTTCTGGTGGCATCATATCTATAGCATTCATAGCTTCTTCAGTAAGCCACTCAGTCAATGCACCACTATCAGTTACTGCTGTTCCTACTAAGTTTTGTACTCTTGTTCCAAATGTATCATACATATTATTTAAAGATTAGGGAGCTTTCGAGTTTCATTAGTTTCTCGAACGCATATCCAATCCTCTCCAGCTCCCATTTTTTATAAATTTTTATTTTTTATACTTTTTTTTGCCCATTTTCTTAGGCATCATTTTTTTCTTTTTCTTTGGAGGTCTTCCTCTTTTTGAACCATAGGTTCCTTTGCCCATTGGCATATGTTTTTCCTTTCTAGAGCAGGGGAGCAAAAGCTCCCCATACTCATTTTACTTATGCAGTAATCTTAAATAGAGAGTGACTCTCAATTAACTGAATACCTAGTCCTTCATCAGACATGTACTGGTCTTTAACACCATCAAAAGCATTATCTTGCTTAATGTTAGCTTGATACATAGAAGGTCTGTACTGAGCGTGAAATAAATTCTCGTCAGATACTACAACCATGTATTTGTTATAATAACCACGCAATGCTGGTGTTGGAATTAACTGAATAATACCATGTGGTGTTTCAAGAATCCTATAGTTAAATCCATAAGAATCTCTCTTCATATCACTTAGGTTTATAGTCCATCCAGACTTACCAGCGTTACCGTCAGTACCATCCATCTTAGACCAATACCCTAAAGCACCAGCACCTACAAAAGCACGCTTAACGCCTGACTCTGGTACATACTGAAATACTTTTTCTGTATCGTCTACGAAGTTTGAGTATTTATAAGCACTATCTATAGTAAAGATGTTCTGATAATCTTCATTACCTGATTCACCATACTGTTCAAGCGCACTTACAATACCATAAGTACTTCTAACTAGATTATCGCTACCATCACTTCTTCCATTATCTTGAAAAGAATCAGATGAAGAACCACCATCAGCTATATCAAGACCTGTTCCACCTAGCCTCTTACCAAATAAGAAAGCTTTTTCTTTTTGCATTTTATGCTCTTGAGCTTTCATTCTTCTTAGTCTAGCTAATTCAGATGACTCACCTCTTAGAACTGCAGCTTGTAATGTACCAGTAATTTGCAAAGAAGTTTTGAAAATCTGTGTACTATTCCATACTACAGATAGTTCATCAGACCATGATTCAGGTGCTTCTGAACCTTCACCATGTGCATTACCAATTACACTTAATACATCACCTGATGCTAAATCAAAAGCAGAACTGCTTAAGTTCTTTAAAACATAATCAGAACCTGATTTAGCAATTACACCTGTTCCACTTAAAGCATCACTACTATCTCTTACTTCTACGATTAAACCTACAAAAGCATCAGATAATGCTGTAGCTCCACCAAATCCATGCGTTGAAGCAATTGGTGTTTGTGGATCTGCTGCATTTCCTAATGGAACACCATTATCATCATCATCACATGTTAAATCACCAGCTCCTTCAACCACTGTGCCTATTGTAATGCTTTGTTTAACCCAAGGGTTTCTGTGTTCAAACATTTTGAAAACAGGGTCTGGTACTGAACGTATCTCCTGATTACTAACCATTGTAGTAAAGGGAGCAACGTCAGTCCATAGTTCCTTAGTTACTTGTGGGTCTACATAGAAATCTCGTCTATCATCGTAGATTACACCACTAGCACCAAGATTTTTTTCTGTTGCCGCCATTGCGTACTCCTACTTACTTAACGACCTAGTAATGCATCACTAAAGGCTTGCTCATCAGTTCTAGGTTGTTCAGATTTACCTGTCATGACACTAGGGTCTTTAGGTACTGATAACCTTTGAGCTTGATTTTGCATCTCTTGTGTTTTTTGTTGCACTACTGGGTTCGTATTTGTTCTTAATTCAAATAGTTTAGCTAAATTATCCATAGATAAATTATCTGGAGCAGATGCCCATTGTATGAACTCTCCTGCTTTTTGATTATCCCAACCATAATTATTAACAGCATGACTATATGCTTGTTGTCTTATAGCTTCTTGTTGTTGTTGCGCCATCTGTTGCTGATATGCTTGTTGCATTTCTGCTTGACGTTGTGCATCAACACCTTTAAGATAATTAAGATATTCATCTCTATAGTTTTCTTTAGCTATTCGATACTGAAACGACTTTGATTCTGGGTCGTTATAAGCATCGACTTCATTGTAATTAACTGGTTTCTCAGGTTCTGTAGGCTCCTTCAATGAAGTCTGCTGAACTCCCATTTGGGTTTGTCCTGCAGGTTGTCCATTGGAGAGCTTTGCTTCTAGGCTATCGAGAACCTCTGGATTTTGACGTAACAT